CGGTGACATGAAAATGGGCGCGTTTTTAATCGGCGAAAAAGGTGGCGCGTTCTTCTTAAACCTAAACGGCATCAAAGAGACAACAGCTGACAAATGGTTTACTAGAACATATAATCGTCATACAGGCACATTAACCAGTGGGCCGGTTAGCGAGCAAGGTCTTGTTGACGTTCCTCGCAACGAGTCTGAGCGTTCATTAATGAAGGTTTGGAATCGCTCCGTTGCCGACAACATGAAGTTAGACGAGCAGGCTAACCAGGCCGTTCTTTGGTACTACGAGCAAAGCCTTTATTTTAACATGGGCATTAAGTCCGCCAGATCGGAGAGCTTTTCAGATGGAGCAAAAAACCTACTTAACGCCAGAGGCATCGAGTTTACAGATGCCGACTTTGCTGCAGCTAGAGGCAGCCGCAATGAAGTTAAAGCTACAGCAAAACAAGCAAGCCTTGCAGGACCAGGGGATACAGTCGGCGTCGGACAAGCTGCGCCAAATGATGCAGCCGCAGCCTCCCCAACAGTAACTAAAGCGAAACGTGCGCCCCGGACTAAGGTTCAATAATGGCTATTCAACAATCACCGCTTGATCAGCGCCTTGCCGGGATTCTTCCAGAGCAGTCGCCTGCACCAATGGTCGGTCCTTTAGACCTGCAGCCGATGCCAGCGGAAGGCGTCGCAGAGATGCCGGACGCAGACACGACGTTGCCTGGCACTCCCAACATGGACGAGGGTGTTCAGGTTGCTGGCCTTGGGTCTGCTGTTAACAAGATTATCCGTAGCCAGATTACTAAAGGCTCGTCAAAGGTCGAGCGCAATGTCATTGCTGGCAAAGTGCCAGAGGGCGAGCTTGGCGAAGCCGGTAAGGCTGGGCCATATACGGTTATCCCAGAAGCGGACCAGACTCTTACAGACCAAACAACCGAGGCGATTAGTCGTCGCCAAAAGCAGGGCGCGCTAGTCGGTAAGCCGGGCGGGTCGCCAGACGAGCCGTTTAACCTGTCTATGTATCAGACTCAGGATGCCGCCGCGGTGGTCGCCGGGGTCGCCGATGCGCTTGGCATCCAGACAAAGGTGGTGACCTTTGCTGAAATCAAGGCCAAAGCCGCAGCTGGTGGAATCGATGAATCGTTTTTGACACGCCTGGTAGACAACACTGGCCAGACAATGGGCAACGCGTCTGACACTTACAAGGCTCTTGAGGTTTTGGAGTCTAGCGCTAAAGAGCTGGACCGCCTGTTTAAGATGGTCAATGAGGGCTTGGCCACAGACGTTGATAAGCTCAAGCTCCGCCAGCAAATAGCGCTGCACGGCATGATCCAAAAGGGCGTCAAAGGGATGCAGTCTGAGACTGCCCGGGCCCTGGCTGTATTCCGCATTCCCCGCGAAGGTAGCACCGATGTTATTCGCCAAGTTCTGGACCAGTACGGCGGCGACAGGTCTCTGCAAGACTTGGCTAAAAGCTATCTGTCTCTTGACAGCCGGGCCGCCAAAAACGGAATTGTCGAGAAGTCGATGTTCTCTAGCGTCAAGGATATTTGGTTCACCACTTACATCAACGGGTTGCTATCTGGCCCAACAACGCACGCGAAGAACATTGTGGGCAACACGCTGTTTGGCGCGTTCCAGATTCCAGAGCGCTTAATTGGCGCTTTCTATAGCAACGTTCTACCAAAAGGCGTGCGCAGCTGGAAAGCGTTAACGCCTGGGTCCGCTGACGAAAAAATCGCATACGACGAAGCGCTGACAATGGTCATGTCTTTGCAACAGGGCTGGGCTGATGGCTTGCACCTTGGCGCACGGGCGTGGAAGACCGGCGCACCAAGCGACGCATTAAGCAAAGTTGAAGTCCAGCGAGGGCTGCAAGAGTCGACCGGCGAAACGCTCCAGCGCATTAGCGGTTATGGCCAAGAGACCTGGCAGGGTAAAGCGCTAGATTTCTACGGCACAGCCATTAACGTGCCTGGCCGGGCATTGATGACTCAAGATGAGTTTTTTAAAGGCGTGCTCTACCGCATGGAAATCAACACCCTGGTTAGCCGCCGGGCTAAGACTATCTACCGAGACGCCATCGAGTCGGGTATGACCGAGGTTGATGCGGCGGCTAAGATGTCTGTTGAGGTCAAGGCGTTACTAGCTGACCCCCCAGCAGACCTGGACGAAGCAGCAATGCTGTTTGCTCAACGTGGCACGTTCACCGCCGAGCTTCCAGAGGGACTGGCAAACCTGCAGAAAACATTTAATCATCCAATGCTTAAAGTGCTGGTGCCGTTCTTTAAGACGCCAGCAAACATCGGGTTAGAGGTTTTAGAGCGAACGCCGTTTGCGCCGCTCTCGGCAAGGTATCGTGGTGAGATTGCCAAGGGCGGCATCTACCGAGACATGGCTCTGGCTAAAGTTACATTGAGCACAGCGCTGATGGCCACGTTTTCTGGCTACGCAGCAGAGGGCCGCATTAGTGGCTCTGGGCCGTCTCGCCGCGCCGAGCGTGACGCGTTGGAGCGCACGGGCTGGAGGCCTTACTCGATTAAGGTTGGCGATGAGTGGATATCCTACTCGGGAATGGAGCCCGTCTCTGCGCTGTTGGCGATCGCTGCGGACTACACAGAGTACGCCATGAGGTCCGACGACGACGACGAAATCGCCCAAGTTTTTCTAGGCGCGGCTATGGGCCTGGCTGAGTTTATGAAAGAGCAGCCATACTTGCAGGGCGTGTCTGATATTGCTGGATTTATGCAGGCGGCGGAGGGCGAAAAGAGCAAGGCGTTTCTTAACAACTTGACTAAACAGTACGGCAGCTTTGTAATCGGCGGATCACCAGCTGGCGTTTACAGCTCTATGGTCGGGACAATCAACAGGTATTACGATCCGACAATTAAAGACGTCAAGGCCAGTCCAGATTTACCGATGGGTGTGCGTGGCTTTATGGAGGGGTTTAACCGCTACCGCAGCCGCTTGCCTGGTTACAATGAAAACCTACCAGAGAGACTTAACCTGTGGGGCGAGGTCCTTATGAGTGGCCAGGGTAAAGGATACGAGATGGTGCTGCCAACCAGAGTAAGCCCTCAGCAATTTAGCGAAGTAGACGACGAGTTGGTCCGCATGGGCTCGCCGATTGGTATGCCCAGCAGGAAGCTGTCGGGAGTTGAGCTTGATGCTAACCAGTACAACCAGCTAATTACCATCTACAGTCAGGAGCTTGATGCTAAACAGCTAATCTTAGACAAGATTAGAGCGCCTGGAATGGAAAGCCTATCGCTTGAAGGGCGGCAGCAGCAAGTGCAGCAAACGCACTCTAAGCTAATGACTGCGGCCCAGCAAATACTAAAGTCGCGGGACTTGGACTTGCAGGAAAAGATTTTAGAGTTTGAGACCAACCGTGAGGTTCAAGGCCTCTACTACAAATAGCCAGACAGCTGTACAATTTTATGAGCGAGGATTAAACCATGAGCGTCCCAATTAACAACGTACCACGACGGGTAGTCTATGCGGCGTCCGGCACGGGCCCGTATGCTTTTACGTTTGAGATACTAGCGAACACTGACATCGCAGTGTACAAGGACGACACGCTCTTAACCCTGACGACAGATTACTCAGTCACTATTGCGGACAACGGCACCGGGTCAATCAGCCTGGTCACATCCCCAGTTGGCGCCACTCAAATTGCGATCGTAGGCAATCGGACAATTGAGCGAACCAGTGACTTTGTGACCGGCGGAGATTTTTTTGCTAACACAGTTAATGATGAGCTGGACCAGCAAACCATCTTTGCGCAGCAGAACGCCGAGGGCCTGGCCAGGTCACTGCAAGCGCCCCAGACAGACCCCACATCGATCAACATGGTTTTGCCTAGAGCAACAGATCGAGCGAACAAGTACCTGGCGTTTGATGCCAGCGGTAACCCACTGCCTGGTGCAACGGCTGTAGAGATCACCGAGATTTCTGCTATCGCCGACGAGATTGTGATTGTTTCCGCCATTGCCGCAAACGTTACAACGGTGGCCGGTGTCTCCGCAAACGTGACGACGGTGGCTGGCATCAGCTCCGCCGTGTCGGGCGTGTCGGCAATTAGCTCTGCGGTTTCTGCTGTAAACAGTAACGCAACAAACATAAACACGGTGGCTACCGACCTGGCGGGTAGCGACACAGTCGGCACTGTGGCTGGCATCGCGGCAAACGTTACGACGGTTGCGGGAATCTCGACTGACGTTACAGCTGTAGCGGGAGACGCCACTGATATTGGGACCGTAGCCACTGACTTGGCCGGTAGCAATACTATCGGAGCTGTCGCTGCGATTGCCGCCAATGTAGCCACTGTTGCTGGTATCGCAACTGATGTTACAGCGGTTGCCGGTGTAGACGCTGACGACCTGGCCGCTGTTGCCGGGGTTGCCGCTGACGTAACGGCTGTGGCGGGAATCTCCGCTGACGTTGTCGCTGTAGAAAACATTGCGGCAAACGTTACGACAGTCGCCGGTATCGCCGCCAACGTTACTGCGGTAGCAGGAATTAGCGCGGCGGTGACTGGCGTCAACACCATATCTTCAGCGGTGTCAGCTGTTAATAGCAACGCTACCAACGTCAACACTGTAGCGGGCATCAGCGCCAACGTCACCACTGTCGCAGGCATCAGCGCCAACATAGGTACTGTCGCGGGCATCAGCGCTAACGTAACAACGGTTGCTGGAATTTCTTCAGCGATCTCGACGGCGGCCACAAACGTGGCAGACATTACCAACTTTGCTGACGTCTACATCGGACCATCTGCCTCCGATCCAACGACCAGGGCTGACAGCTCGGCATTGCAAGCAGGCGATTTGTATTTCGATACTAGCGCCGACGCTATGAAAGTTTATACTGGCAGTGCCTGGACCGCAGCATATATCTCAGCAGAGGGTTATATGGTTGCGGCCAATAATTTGTCTGACCTGACAAATGCTATAACCGCTAGGACAAACCTGGGCTTGGGCACTGCGGCGACGACTGCAAGCGGCGACTACGCCACGGCCGCGCAAGGTGCGCTTGCTGATTCAGCATTGCAATCTGCTGACATTGGTACAACAGTACAAGCCTACGATGCTACCCTTCTTAACGATGCTGACATCGGCTCAACGGTTCAAGCCTACGATGCCACTATCTTAGTGGACGCTGACATCGGCACAACAGTTGCATCCACAGCGGCTAACACTTTCACCGACAAGCAGACAATGACTGCGGTGAAAATCACTACAGGTGCTGGGGTGGGGTATCAGCTTATCTCAGACGCGGCAGGCGACGGTACGTGGGAAGCTCCAGCATCATCAGTCGCATCAGTAGTCCGTTCAGCTAGAACTTCAAACACAATCCTTGCTGGTGCAGACCAAGGTACGCTGATTGACATTACCAGCGGCACATTCAGCCAAACCTTCACCGCTGCTGCAACACTTGCTTCTGGTTGGTGGTTGTATATCCGCAACTCAGGTACTGGTGATATTACACTTGACCCGGATGGCGCTGAGACGATTGACGGCTTGACCAGCTACATTATGTACCCTAATGAGGTTCGGCTAGTGCAATGTGACGGTACGGGCTTGCAATCGATTGTACTAAATGCATTTTATCGGGCGTTTACTACTAGCGGTACGTTTACGAAGCCACCCGGATACACGCAGTTTATGATTGACGCATTCGGCGCTGGTGGAGGTGGCGGCAGTGGTCGGAAAATGGGCAGCGGCACTGTTCAGTCTGGCGGCGCAAGTGGTGGTGGTGGGAGCTACATTTCACGCCTTTTACTAGCGTCTGAAATTTCTTTGTCTGAAGTTGTCACCGTGGGCGCTGGTGGAACTGGTGCGGCGGGTGGGAATGACCCTACTACACCGGGAGTTAGTGGTGGCACTGGCGGAACTACAACCTTTGGCTCTCTTGTAACAGCCTACTCTGGCGTTGGTGGCGGCGGCGGTCAATTAAGTGCTTCTGCGACTGGTGGGCTAGGGGGTGGTGTTATTTTAACAACGAATTCTTCTAGCACTAAGGCAGAGCTTAGCAACGGTGGCGCTGGTGGACAAATCAACTATGCCAATGCGAATGGTTATGTAGGATACGGTTCGTTTGTTAGTGGCGCAGCAGGTGGCGGCGGCGGGGGACGACCTACCGATCGAAGCGGAGGCGCTGGTGGCTCTAAAATAAATCAAGGCGGTGGCGGTAGCGGAGGCGCTGTGGGAACAGGGACAACACCGGGGACTAATGGTGGTGATGGCCTAAGTTTTAGGTTTGGCGGAGGTGGAGGCGGTTCTGCATATCAAGCATCGGCGGGAAACGGCGGGGCGGGTGGAGTTAACGGAGGCGGTGGAGGTGGCGGTTGCTGCTATGGCTACTATATTACAGAAGCCTACTCTGGCAGTGGCGGCGCTGGTGGCCGTGGTGAAGTAAGAATACAGGGGATCGCATGAACGCACATCAACTAGATGCTAACGGCAGCATCATAAACACTATTGTAGTAAATTCGCTGGATGTTTTTCCGAACTTGATAGACGCATCCATTGGGGGGGTAATTGGCGATGTATGGACGGGCGCGGTAATTGTTAAAAATTTTCGTAATTTGGAAACAGAAAAAGCTGAGCTTATTGCACGAGTTAAGTCCGAAGCGGGTGAAGTTACTCAACAAGTTCTACAAGGTTTAGTTAGTGAGTATGAGCTTGCAGAACAGGAAGCATCCGAATACAAAGCATCTGGCTATTTAAACACACCAATACCGGGCAGTGTGCAATCTGAAGTTAACTCAAAAGCGGCTAAGGGTGTGATTATTACTGCTGCTGTAGCTTGCGACACAATTTTGGCGGCGGCGACAGCTTGGCGAATTGCTCAAGCCGAACTACGAAATAACAGGTTAACAGTGTCAAGCGCTGTTGAAATAGCTAAAGATACGATTGCATTAAACGTAATTAAAGAAAAACACGACACTTTTATGACAGCGCTTAAAATACAGTTGGGCATATTGAAAAATGACTCTAGCTCAACAAATTCTACTGCGGCGACTATGCCAACGACTGTTATATGAGCAGCCCATCCATAGTACTAGGCTGTGTTGCTAATCTGTTTAGCCGACAAATGCATTTTCAGGAGGCGGGAGATATAGAGCATGGCCATGTGCATAGCTTTGACCACTTGACGCTGTTGGCCTCTGGTTCTTTACGCATTACTGTGGACGGATTGGCAACAGAGTTTAAAGCCCCACACATGATTTACATAAAAGCTGAAAAGAATCACGAACTGGTGGCGCTACAAGACAACACAGTTGCATATTGCATTCACGCTTTGCGGGATGGGAACGGGGTAGACGACATACTTGACCCAGAAATGGTCCCAAATGGAGTTTCTTCTATTGACTTTGCATTGCCTGTAATAGAATGAAATTCTTCTTTAAAAACCCAAACCACCTAAGCCGGAGTAATAAATGGAACGCAACGTGGACTTTGCACACACTCGAATTGACGACTTAGAAAAAGAGATCGTAGCGATTAAGACTGAAGTTCGCATTCAGTTCAAAGACCTATTCGGGCGGGTGAAGCGCTTAGAGACAATTTTATTAGCGGCAACCGGCACGATAATGGTTCTGCTGCTGACTGTTCTGTCAAAAATGGGTTAACGTGTTACTTGAGCTCGCTGCTGCCAACGCTGCTTTTGCAGTTATTAAAGAAACCGTGGCCAATGGTG